GTCTGAGAGGGGGTAGGGGTAGGGGACGAGGTAGTAGAAGGAGTCTGTGTGAGTGTGCTAGTGTTAGTTGGTGTCTGAGTAGGTGTCTCGGTGTTAGTAGGTGTAGGTGTAGGTGTAGATACCTCAGCACTAGTTGGTGTAGGAGTTATCGAGCTGCTAGGTGTCTGAGTTGGTGTCTCTGTGTTAGTAGGTGTCTGAGTTGGTGTCTCTGTGTTAGTAGGTGTCTGAGTTGGTGTCTCAGTATTGGTTGGTGTAGGAGTTATTGAACTACTAGGTGTCTGAGTTGGTGTTTCAGTATTAGTTGGTGTAGGTGTAGGTGTCTCTGTGTTAGTAGGTGTAGGGGTCGGTGTTGGAGTAGGTGTAGAGGTATTGGTGGGAGTAGGAGAAGGTACAGGAGTATCATCGAGGAATATTATGTATGTACCATCTTCAGCTCCAGTACCTGTAAATGCGTTGGCATTTGATATAATCCGGCCATCTGTACTAGGTGTAATGTCGTCAGTATTGAAAGCAATAGCAACAGATGCACTGCTCCATGTATCTGTTGCAAAATCGTAGTCTACTCTATGCCAAACGCTCGGGGATACAGAAGTATCTTTATAGAATAATCTGTCAAGCGTAGAAGTCAATGTACCCCTACAAGAGTCACTAATTGTTGCTCCTCTTTGAATCCATGAAGAACCATTCCAGTTATACACTCTTGTAGTAGGAGCAGATGATGCTTCGTCAGATGAAAGAGATATTGTTAGTCCATTTGCAGACATATCTACATATGCGTACTCTCCGTCTACGCTAGCAGAAAAAGCGCTTATACTATTCCAGGTAGTGCCGTTAAATTCGTATATGTATAAATTGGTACCACCATCAGTAGAGAATATAACTCTATTACCGTCTCTACTCGTCTCAGGTTGAGTGTCTATGGCCTCTGCAGCTGTTGCAGGTAAGATTACAGCTCCTTTTGAACTCCAAGTAGACGTATTATTATCAAAACTATATGAGTAAATTCCTGCTGAACCTCCTGAGAGTCCCTGATACGACACTACAAAAAGAGTGTTACCATCTTCACTCAACTTTACAGATACGCCATACTGTGGCCATGTCTCACTGGACGTCTCAGTAAGCGTGTCACTCAAACTCCAGCTATTAGTTCCGGCATTATAATCGTAGATTTCTACATAGCCTGGGTTGTTAACCTGTATACCACCAATTGCTACTCGATCCCCTGTACCTGCCACAGATACAGACCATCCAAAGAAATCATTTATAACTGAACTTGTTATTGCGCTACCTAGAAAAGACCAGGAGTTAGTTATAGCGTTGTACCTAAGAATACGCGTGCTACCTCTGTTACCGTTTAATACAGGGTTTCCACTTATAAGTGTATCTCCTACACTATTAAGTTCATGGTCGTTTGCAGATGTAAAACCTGTCGTTACTATGTTGGGACTTGCTTGAGCGGTGATAGCCATATTTTAACACTAATACTTATATCCGCTCTATATCTTTACGTAGTTATGTTGCTGTTGGCGGTGCTCCAGGGGCCTCAGTAGGAGGGGCTGCTGGTGCTTCTGCTTTAGGTGCTTCTGCTTCAGAGGTCTCTGCTTGACCAGCTGCTCCAAACTCAGGAAATTCAGCTGATCCTCCTCCGCCACCAAGGCCACCGCCACCAGCTGCTGGTGCACCACCGCCTGCTAGCTGAGCTGACTGCGCTAGAGCAGCTTGTTGCTCTCTCCAGTTAGGTCCTGCAGCATCAATTTGTGCAAGCTCCCATCTTAAGGCTGCGTCTTTGCGCAACCACGCCATATTCTCACTAATTTGAGAATCATTGAAGTGCAGATAATACCTTTGCGCAAACGTCTTAGATATAGATTCACTCTGTGTAATAGATTGAAAGTTTTGCTGCTTAATATTGAAGATCTGTTGCTCTCTGAGAGCAAAAAAGTTAGAAGGTGCATTAAATTTGAGATTAATATCTCTTTCTCTAAGTTTATAGTCCTTCCACCACCCCTTCAGTTTAAGATGTGTAATAAACGCATGTTTAATACCATACGCAAACTGTTGTTGAAGCCTTATGATAAACTTAGCAAATCTCAGCTCTTCTCTAAGAATCTCATTACCGTCCTTGAAGTTATCATCAGGGTTAAGTCTCGTTACAGGTACCTTGAGAGATTTGTATAGTTTATTTACAAAATACATTAGATCTTTAAGCTCTCCTAGATTCTGGCCGCCTTGCAGCACAGATACATCTGAGCCCTGCTCTCCTGCTCTCCTTGCAAACCAATAGGAATCTAACATTGATTGTGGATCATATGTGTTTTGTACTGAACCCTGAGCGCTGTCGTAGTTTTTCTTATTCCAGTACTGATGCATTAGCTTTTGCATATAGGCTTCAGCTTTTGCAGGGGGCATGTTACCTACATCAATAACAAACTTTAAGCGCTCTGGGGCGCGAACAAGCCTGTAAATTACAATAGAATCTTCAATTAGAGATAGCTGCTTGTATGATCTTCTGCAGTTTTCTATAAATGGTAATTTAATAGTTTTGTCTTCATTCCAGAGAGATGAGCATACATATGTAATCTGTCTCGGCTCAAGCATCACAATTTGCTCTTGCTGCGCGCTATTAATAGTGTTAGAGGGCGGCTTAGACGGATTCTTCATCTCCTTATCGAGAGGTTTACGAAGCACAAAGCCTTGCACTAAATCATTCTGTACGTTGTCGTAGATAGGATTAATAAGCTCAGAAGGAATATTAATAACATTAAGAATACCTAGATGAGGCTTTTCTGTTGAGACAATATTTTCAAAGAAAAGCTCTCCATCAACAAGGAGTTGTCTGAAATATCCCCAGCCTTTATTCTCTAAATCAAACACCTGCACAAACTTATTAAACTCTTTAATAACCTCTGTCTTGGTATCAGATGCGTAATCTCCTTTTAGATTAAATTTTACAGCTTCTCCATTATCGTCGTAATTTACTGTTTCATCAGCAATCTCATCTAGACAGTCTGATACTTCTGCATAGCCTGCCATTCTTCTATACTCGGCAAGGCGTCTTACTTTATCTGTATCTAGTCTTGCATATATAAACTGATGATACCCCTTATCTATCATTACGCCGCCCTGGGTATAGTCTCTAAAGTCTTGATTGCCTACAAGGACAGATTGCTTGAGAGCATATTCTTCTCTTCTCTTAGAAAGACGATGAAATAGCTCGTATTTGGGGTTATAATCTGTTATATCTTGTACATTCTGACTAAGATAAGGTAGTCTTGCAAGTATGGTCGACATGAAGTTGCGACCAGAATTAGCAGTTTTGTTATATTGAGGTAGCAGCTCCGGCATAGGTCTAACTATTTATTTGATATGCACTATTTTTCTATATCACAACCTTAATACCTGTATCATAATATGGAGGTTGCCAGTCAAAGTCTGTTGATATATCTTCTCTTCTAGATTCTATACTTAATCGAGTATAGCCGCCTTCACTAGCTACTATTATATCAAAATAGTCATCATCATGCAGAGGTGCAGTAGGTAAAAACATCTCTAATCTATTGTCTGAAGCAATCGTATAGTTAGTAACTTTTTTGCCTGTAAAGGACGGGTTGTTGGTTCTTATATTTTGATCTGCATTTGCATAAAGATCATATAGTAACATGCCTGCAAATAATGGTGCCCCTGGTAGCCATACATCTGCCATAGGTATAACGTATACACCTGTGATCTTTTCAAAGTTGTGTCCGAAGATAGTAATAGAGTCCTTTGCAATGTTATTACGCATGCTATAAACTGAGAGGTTGCTATCCTTGACACGCGGTATGCCATCAATCTCAACTGTATCCTTGACAGTTGAGTCTCCTGCATCTATATACGAATCTGGATCAGTTGAGTTACTGAATATGAAGCACTCTTCAGATAAGACTGAAGGCATAAAAGTAGTTGTTATTTTATGTATGAGATCTGCAGATGCGTTTATCTCTTTAAAGAGCCATGTCCTTACAGTAAAAGTAGCATCAGCTGTTATTCTCGCAACTTGACTAGCAGCAAGTTCACTAGGAAATGTAATATTAAAGGTACCACCCCACTCTATAACACTACGAACCTCTTGTTCATAAGTAGTGTTCTCTGTTGTAGGTAGCTTCCATGAAACAACTATATACGGATCACAGTACGCAGCTATATTTGATATAATTTGCTCAATGTCCTCTTGGTATCTGCAAATTATAGAGAGATTAATACCTAGACTTATAGGTACAGGCTGTGGTATCAGACGAGCTTTATCTTCATTTGTAGATGTACTAATAAAGTGTCCTTCGATTTTATTAAAAATTCTTTCAGGGTCTCTAGATATTGAACTTACACTAACGCTTATAGCAGGTAAAGTTAAATTCTTAGACTTATTGAGAATGTCTTCAATTACTCTCTGCTTTGGGCCGTATACAAACCCGACAGGTATATCTGTAGCAGTAACGTTTCTATCTTTATCATATCTTTTTATAAAGATATCATTAAAAGCAGCCATAAACTGAGTTATGGCTGTCTTTATTTCAAAGTAAAACGGTTTCTTCTTCATTACTAATATTTAGCTTACCTATATAATCCGCGATAAAAAGTATTTAGGTAGCTTATCTTTCTCTCTGAGAATAGCCTTAACTGCAGTAGCATCAAGGATGTAAGTTATAGAGTGATCATCTTTATTTCTCGTACAACGACCACACATTTGTACGAGATTAACTAACATTTTATTTTGATATCTCTGAGGAAACTTATCAAATATCATTTTTATTCTTTTAGAGCTCAAAGGCATATATGGAGCTTTCATAATAATTTGAAATCTACCGCTATCATCATCAAAGCTCACACCAAAGCTCATAGAAGGACTCACCACAACAGTAGGCAGTAGAGAGCTAGAGTGAATATCTATAATCTGTTCATTAGAAGTACCGTGAGATCTAAATAGAAATCTCTGCTCTTTTTGAACCTTACGCTGAAATGCTTCAGATATCTGGAATGTATGAGTGTGAATTACACCTTTTTCTTTTGCATGAGATTCACATATATCTGTAGCTATATCAATAACCTTAGGCAGCATCGACTTCATCGTATTAAACGATAATGGATATTTACTGAGACATTTGATAGGAGAGGCTTCTGGATCAAATGGCGATTCAACCTCAAAGTATTCATAGTCGTTTGGAGATATACCTAAACTTTGAGCATAATCTCTGTGATCTATAATAGTCGCAGACATCAGTACGACTTTCTCTGCAAAGTCAAATATATGATGAGACAGTTTGTCTACATTAAATGGAGTAAATGTTACACTTTGCAAGTCCCACTCAACAATATAGTCTGAATCAGACCAGGTTTGAATCACAGAGGAGACACTTTCAAACAAATTTCTTAAACGAGATAATCTCTTAACATCACTAGCAATAATAGCATTCTTTTTATTTTTCTTTAAATTAACAATCTCTGATAAATCTTTAATGATACGAGACAAAGATACAGACAACTCTCCTAGCCACGCATACGCAGTATGCTTATCTTCTGTCTTAAGCTTTTTAAAGGGTACATTCTCAGCTTCTAATACGCTGTAGGGTATGTTGCATGTGTGCTTGCTTACAAGCAATTCCTCTATCTCAGTAGCCTCATCACAAATTAAGAGTTCTTTGTATCTTAAATGAGGTTTAAGATTAAGATATACATTATAGTTAAATACTGAGAACTGACTAGCTAATGCCTTCCCTCGAAGCATATAGTAGCTACAGGTACCATTAGTGAGACACTTTGTTTTAAGGGAAGGAGTAGTCTTACACGGAGCAATATCAATAGAAAAATTTGAATCTACATTACAAGCATAATTGCTCATACCCTTGAGAGAGGTCATCTCGAGAAATAAATTCTCATACTGATCCTGTAGCATCTTAGTAGTAGTCAATACAGCGCCACCCGCAGGGGCAGTCGAGGATGCTTTATAGGCAAAGTCTGATTCGTTCTCTGTTATAAAAGCTCTACAACTTAACAGCTCTTCCCGAATATAAGGATCTGTATCATGTGTGGCCTTGCACAGTGTAGCTGCAATATGGGACTTACCTACCCCAGTAGGTACGTTAACAATAGCATACTTCTTTCCGCTACTAAAGATATCACATATTTTTTTAATAACCTTCTTCTGCTCTTCTCTCGGAGAGCCAGGAAAGTTCAACATCACTTCATTAAAGTCTACTGTCATTAGATGTCTCTATAGTTAAAATTTTATTGTAGAATTTATTTTTTGTAGCTTCTAGCTTATCAATGATTTGCTTGGCATTCTCATTAGTATGAGTGAGAGTTTTGATTCTATAGTCAAAGTATATTAAATTATCTTTAGAGTGCACCTCAACGTTAAAAGGTATAGGTATCTCAACTTTCTCTCGTTGCTTTTTTGAGGTGTTTAAGGTAAGACATATAAAGTAATATTTGGTAGAAAACAAAATGAGCTTACCTGTCTTGAACACCTTGCCGTCTACTTCAAGTGATATATTTTTTTGAAGAGTATTAGTTAATACGTCTTCTAGCTTAGAATTTATAGTAATCATGTATTGATAAATTCTGCCTTAGCTGCTGCAGACATAGGCAGAATAGATTCCTTAAAGAAAGACCAAAAAGTCTCTACATTAGTGCTATCAACAGTACTAATGATGCTACATCCCTCTACATTTACCATACGCCAATCTTGCATGAATATATCCCATACACATAAAAGACCCTTAGCAGCTGGATCATACTTTGGCGGGTTTGCGGCAGATTTATAGTTGAGTATACTTCTGCCAAGCTCACTCTCAAGTAAGTTCATATCAAGCGTACAAAACATCCGTCTTGTAGGTGCCATGCCAGGTTTAGGGGTTCTACGCAAGAAACGTACCTCAGCAACACTATTGTTTAGTGTTTGTAATAGAGTGATATAATCCATTATTTCTTCTTATTAGCTTTAGTATTATTACTATCTTCGATTGGTTCTACGATACTAAAGATACGAATTTCATTTAAGAAAACGACGTTGCGCAGACCATTAATGTTACTTGCACGAATGCCTTTATCATTAGGAAAAACAACATAATCTCCTTGTTTTACTGTTTTACACGAAGGACCTGCCAGGATTACCTTACCTACTCGCCAGGTATATCTAGCAACATCTACAGGTACTAGTACGCCATTTCTCATAACCTCTCTGCCGTCTTCACTGACATCCACGTACTGTACAAGTAGGATATCGTCAAGTACTTGAGTAAGCTTGTAGTCAGAAAGGTTAAATGAGTCTGTACTATATGCATCGATGTTAAAGTGTCCTTTAGTTTTATCTTCTAATTGAGATCTAATATTTTCAATAGGGTTCATATTTTTTTATTCTAAATATTGTGTGATTACTGCCCCTGTGCGGGGATCTAGCTTATTAATTTTTCTTCTTGGCCTGTTGCAGTAAATACATGTATCTTCCTTGAACATGCAGTTACCGAGACGTTTTGCGTTAATTTTATTCTTCTTACAACCGCCCGTGTATACCTTCTTTCTTTTAAAAGAAGGTTCCTTATCTTCAAGATAATCGTTCCACTTAGTCATTTGGTTAGGAATTTAAGTAGCTTGTTATTTTGTTCAAACTCTCTTTTAGAGATTTCCAAGGTATCTGGTACAGAGGTAGAGTCTTCTTCTCTAGGAAGTTTTTTAATATAGTTAATTTTCTGCCTCTTTTGCTGCGGAAGACATTCAACATATAACTTATATAAATGTATCTTAGACATTGTAAAAAGCCAGCGATTTGTCGTATTATTAATAATATTGATATAATCTTTGCTTTTTATCATACTACACCATCTCTGTAAAAGAAATTGAGGTGCAGGAATCTCTTCATCGTGTAGTTTTAGAGATACTGTCTTTTTTGAAAAGACAACATTATTAATATAAGTAAATATATTATCTCTCATACTACCGTCTTAGTTGTAGCTACAAACATAGATCTCGTAGATTGATAAAATATATCTTCTACTTGTAAGACGAAGTTATTAATTTGTTCTTCTGTTAAATGAGTAGAGTAAGCAAAGCTAGGTGCCTTAGAGCCGGCTACAATATTAATACCTAAGTGACCTAATACTGCTCCGTTCTTACACGTAGAAATACTCACACTAGCTTTCTTATACTTACCGTCCTCAGATTGCACTAGGATGTCATCTCCATCAACAGTAATTTTAATTTGTAGAATAATACCTAGTATATTACCTACATAGGTTGCAAAGTATCTTTGAAAGGCTACTCCACCGAAGGCATCTACATTAGGAATTTCCCAGCAGAAATTAATAGCATCGTCGGAGTAAATATAATCTTTATTGAGAAGATCTTCTTTATCAATAAGATTGTCAGATACATCCATCTTGCCTCTAAAAGAAATAATGTTACCTGTAAAGTTATATTTGTCTCTAAAGTATGTATAAGCAAATCTGTCGTGAATTAAAGAGCCATCGTAATCCATCTGCATAACTTGCTTGTCGTTTGTATTATTTTGCATAAAGAGATATTATTATAGACTAGATTATTCTCCAGGTATAAAGTAAGGAGAGTTATACTTAAACTTACCTGTAATACGTAGACTGTTTTGTGTAATGTTAGTAGGGTTGAAGGTATATACATTGCCCTCTTCTAGAGTTTCATATTGAGAGGAAGGTTTAATAGAAGAAAAGCTTTGTGTGTATGCGTGCCAGTGTATAGGATTAGCGCATCTAAAAAGATTTACATCTCTACTTTCAACGTCTACTGCCCACACGGCATAGGTACCTTTTATATCTTCTTGTATAATATTAGTATTGATATCTTCGTTTATAGCCGTAGCTAACCACATACTATCTACAGCAAGAGTTCTCTTATACTTCTCTTCTAAATCTCTAGTATTAATGATACCGTTATGAGCAAAGAGATACTTAAATGATGTAAAAGGATGACATTGCCATACACTGAAAGGAGCCTGACTACCTGTAGGGGCTCTAGTGTGTCCTAGATAATAATCTGCTTCTGGTAGATCTTCAATGCTTACTGGCCCAGACTTAGATCTAAAAAGATAAGAATGATTGTTAGAGAAATAATAACCACCGTAACTGAAATCTCCTCTCTCTTTATTTAGATTATAGAGATCCAGAAAGGTGTTTTTATTTTTTGAGCCAAATATACCGCACATATTAGAAATATTTTTTACTGAAATGCCTCGCACTATTTAACCACTCTTGAGAATGCATACTATCTCCGAGGCCTTGATGTATACAAAAGAGCTGTATAACCCCTATTGTAGCTTTTGCTGCATGAGCTCGCAAGCAAAAAGACATGTCATAGTGATGAAATTTGTAATCCTCATCAAAAGTAATATTCTTGTCTAGTATTACATCTACATCTATACCTATGAATAAGCCATCTACAAGTAAGGCAGAACTATCAGTACTGCCAAATCGAGTGGTCCATATAGATTTACCGTCAGTGTGAGCTACTTCTCCTACATACTCTCTGCGATCACTTATAAGATGCCATGCAGGCGGCTTACTCTTATCGCTTATACTCTTACATCCCGCAAGGCCTATAATATTATATTTTTGAAGACCTTTACGCACTTTGTCTGCAAAGTAGAGGTCATGTACTTCTACGTCATCGTGACAAAAAACAATAAACTTATTTCTATATTCATCTTTCAGGAACGTGTTGTATACAGCTGAGAGGCCTTGTTTATTGTCATATACAATATGTATATTGCACGTACTATCTTCTTTGAGGTCTCTCTGAAATCTATACGCTGCAGCCTTTTCATACTCTTTACTTCCTTTAGAATAAGGAGTAGGTATTACAACTAGAATATCCTTACTCATAACCATTTGATAGGTATTTTGTATTGTACCAAGTCTTCAATACCTGCGTCTTTAAATCCTTTAATTCTACTTGAGCAGCTTGAGCAGGTGCCACACGCAATCTCTTCTCCATTATAGCAGGTGTGCGTTTTATCAAAAGGTACATCTAAATCTCTACCTAGCTTGATAATATCTACCTTTGAAGACTGAATAAAAGGTGCTTCTATACTAATACAATTTCTTCTATTAAGGTGTAGTATAGTATTCATTAAAGAGAGAAAATCTGTAGAACAATCCCAGTTACCAGAGTGAGTGTCTATTTCTGCTGCTCCATAATACACAGTATCAGCTCCTGCTATCTCAGCAGCTGCAGCTGCAATAGATAAGAACATCATATTGCGGTTAGGTACATATGTATTTGGTTGTGGATCTCCAATTACATTTTTAATATGAGGTACGTCAACATTAGAATTTAGTAATGAGCAATTGCTGATGTTACTGCTCGGTAGTTGAAGGGATATAATCTCATGTGAGCATTTTAGTAAATTGCAGTGAAATTTAGCTAAATCTAGCTCTCGCGAATGTCGCTGACCATAATTAAAGGAGATAGATGTGACCTCTTTACCTAAATTTTTAACAGCGTGATGTAGAAGTATAGTTGAATCGAGACCTCCAGAAAGGATTACGATTGCTTTTTCAGAACTTTTCATAAATTATAAGTATATACATACAGAAGTATTATTCAAGCAGATAAATAATTTTACATTGTTATGGCCATAAAAACAAAAAAGAATAATAAGAGCAGCAAGGGTGGCTCTCGAAATAGTGAAGTAAAGAGAATTTTAAAAACAAATCTTGATGCAGGTACGTTAGCGAAAGAAGACATATTTTTTGCACAAAGATTTTTAAATACTTTATTAAGTGAAGAGGATGATATAGTTCCGGCAGGTGATCTCTCTAATTTAGACACTATAGAAGCATCTCCTGAAGATCTGACTAATCCTGATAGAAACGAGCAAGATTTTAATAAAGCTTTAGAGCCAGGTACAGATCCGTCGTCATTTGATACTAAAGGAACTACTCCAGTCGAGGACTTTAATAACAAGTATATTATGAAGGCAGGAGAGTGGGTATCAAAACTCTCTGAGTTTGCAGACTTCTTAAACGATCCGAAAAACGACAGTTCTCTTAATAAAATGATTAATAAGATGGATAGAGAAAATAGTGTATTTAAAGGTATTACTGGTAAGACAGTAAACTCTATCGTGAAGATCGCAGGAGAGGTTCAGAAATTAAGTGAAACAATAGCCGGGTATCTTTCTCAGGCCGAGAGAAAGACAAAAGAGATGCATAAGCAGCTAACAGTCACAGATTAACAGTATACTTTAATATAAATTCGTGAGAGATACTATCTTGTTTGAGTAGACATGATAATGCGTTAAAATCCTTCACATTTATATTCGTTGGCCAAACAAAAACAGGCAACTTTGCTTTCAGCAGGTTGTCTGTTTTCTCTTTAGCTGCAGCGTCTAAGTTCTGATTATCAGTAATCCATATTTTCTTAAAAAAAGGAAACTGAGATAGTGTTTTTTGTTGCTTATGTGTGAGATTTAACCCTGTTACTCCGACACCATTTTGTACAAACATAGCGTCTATGGGTCCCTCAAATATAAAGATGTACTCGCAGTCATCTTTAATGTTATTAACACCGTATACCTCTTTGTCCCCAGTTTTACTTAGATATTTAGGTAAAGTATTATCTAGTGATCGAGTTTGATAATATACTATATCTCCTTCTCTGTTGTAGAAGGGTATGCATAGTCGGTTTCTATGGGTAAAGTCAGTTAAACTTATATAATAAGCTTTAGGCTTATTGATAGCTGTATCAAGTCTTCTCTCTCTAATAGTATCGAGTGCTCTTGTTATATTACTGTTATTTTTATAATTAGACAGTTGTACATTATCACATAAATTTATACTATCAAATGGTAAGGTATGATTTGTCTTATCTTTTCTTTGTGTTAGTATTCTATCTGTAATATCTACTCGAGATGTATTAGTTTTAATTTCATTAATAATATCTCTATATGAAATCTTACATGCCTCTATAATCCAATTAGTTGCAGACCACGACTTGTTACAGTTGAAACAATAGAAAGTTTTTGTTTTAGTGTAGAAGAATAGTCTCTTCTTTTTACCAGAGCTAGTGCCTTCTTTACATATAGGGCAACCAGCATTATAGCAGCTATTATCTTTTCTATAAGAAGGCTCTACTGCACATGAGTAGAGCTTTTGCAGAATGTAAGATTCTGGTATATCCATACCATATTCTATAAACTACAAAAGCTCTAATCAAGCTTAAAATTTCTTTATTCTAGCTCTCTATCTTTAAAAGGATTGTGTCCTCCAAATCCTGGCTTTTTGTAGAAGCCAGATCCCGACATACCAGTGATTCTTTCTGCTTCATGTCGACCGGTGTTTGGATTACTAAAGTCTCTGTCTCCCTCTGCAGGCTCGAGTGCAGCTACTCCCTCTTCTTCTGAGGGTTCTGCCCCTTTTTCAGAAGCTACAATGACGTTATCTTGTATTAGTTTCTTTATGATGTCCTTTACCCTTACTTTGGTAAGAGTGCCGGTAAGCTCTCCATCTTCATCTAGTCTCTCAATAAGTTTATTAAAGTTAAAGTAACTAGCAGGTTCAGACATAATAACATTGAGTACACCGTATGCATCGGTTCTCTCAAATCCTTCTCTCTTAAAGAGATTTCTCATCTTATCTTTAAGAATATCTATATCTTTAACAGCTACAGAATAAAAGCCTGACTCAGGTTCTGATTTAGAAAGCTGCTTATCTATATCATCTGCAATAGCATCAAACTTTGATGTATCTTGCTCTTTACCTGCCTCTGCATCACTAGTAGGTGCTACAGGGGCGGCGTCTTCTGCCTCAGCTAAAGACTTATGTATAAAATTTGCAAATCTTTTTGCATTATACATTGCTGTAGTTGAATTTTGACCTTCTTCAGAGAACTTCTTTCTAGATACATTCATTAAATCTTCGTAGGAAATATTACCTCTCTTAGAAAGTTCATCAAATACTTTCTTATATACAGAAAGCTGTTGTTTGGTAATTTCTCCTGCATTTTCTCCTGTTTTTAAATTCTTACCTCCCTTACCGTAATAAGGTACATTAGTAGGCTCTTCTCCAGGAAAATCTTTTACTTTACGCATTCCTTCAAATTTCTCAAATAAAGCGTCTGATAGTTTTTCGTATAATACATCAAATCTCATATAATATATTTATATTTAATATCTCTTGCAGAGGAAATATAGCTACGCAAAGTCTTCAACAGAAAAATCTGCAGGTAGCTGGATGAGAGATTCATCTTCTCCATACATATCTCCTCTTTCATTTATATACATACTTGCAAGCGCTATTCTTTGCTCTGGCTTACCAAAGATCTCTATAATTGCAGGAGAATCATCCTTAATAAAAACAGCACCAGTTCTCTTGTGATATGTATTAACTATACCTTTAAATATATTGTCTATTTCTTCTCTAAAGATTTCATCTACCTCTCTTACGTCATTTGATACAATCTCTACTGGAGATACCTTAGTAATAGGTATGAAGAAGATGATATCTAAGAATCTTGTGCTCTCTCTAACAATATTAATTGTTTTATCAACAAATTTATCTGAGATTTTGCCTTTAGCATTAAGCCACATAGTGTATGCGAGATTATCTATAGGGCATCTATCATAAATTACGCAATCTTTTTTCTCATGCTTCATAACATTGTCTGTAAGATAATCAAGAAGCTTTTGCTGAGTCTCTTCTGAGCTCTCCTTACTGTGGTTGAGTTTATTCTCAGTCACAAACTTTGAACAGCTTGAGCCTGGAGATTTATACATAGGCCATCTCTTGAGAAAATCAGATATAAAGGTACTCTTTCCAATACACTGTGTTCCTGATACAGCAATTCTCATTTTACAAAAATATCAGTTTTAATTTCAGGAAAACACTTTAAAAGTTGAGCAGTGTTTTTCTCAAAAAGTCCTTCACCATCTTCTCTTACAATAGCCCTTATATCATCAAATTCATCTGTGTAGACAGTTTTAATGGCACTGTTGCCTCTTAGTTTGAGGGCTAAGTTAATAGCATCATTACTCTCAAAAACATCTTCACTACCCGAGGTATGAACATAGATAATATCACTAGAGGCTGTAGTAAGTAAGCTCTTTATAATTAAGTCTCTTTCTTCAGTACTAAGTTCCATTTACTGAATATTAATAAGAGTTGATGTATAATCCAGTATTAAGTTAGCTTATTATTAAAGATGTTGAATATATCTTCTCTAAAACTTCCGTATAGTTGAGTTATTATATCTTTACGTGTATTTTCAGAAGCTTCTCTGTATAGTTGTCTTATTTGAGTAGCACCCTTTATCTTTACCTGTTTTGTACCAACCTGTAGATTGAAGATTAAGGTAGGAGCTATACACACATAGCCGTGTTTATCTGCTGTAGCTAAACTAGCTATATCTCTATCTGTTATACTAGAAAGTATATTTGCATCAGGTAGCTGCATGTAGGTAGGTTCGCCATTCTTTTTTAATCCTATAGAGAATCTAGGTGCAGCAGGATCCATGTCTTTTGCTCCCACAGCAAATAACATCTTAGTATTAGGCAGACTATGTTTTATTTTTATTTCGTTTGCTACATACGGGTTTCTGCATAAAACTATAGCTTTCTCTGGTACACCTGCAGCTTCAAGCATTATCTTGCGTTCATCAAAAGAAAATGGACTGTCAGGTTTTACATCATTAGTGGTAGATACATATACTATAGCCTGAGGAAAAGTATCTACTATGTTTGTATAAACAGCAGCGTGATTTTTATGGGCTGGTTGAAATCTTCCAGGATATACTATAACTAATTGTGTATGATCCTGTCGTAGTACAAACTTATCAAAACTTAACATTTTACCTGCTTTCTAATGGAGGTATGTCTCCTCTTCCATACTGTCCTAGACCTAAAATTTGATTTATAGTACCAAATGCGCCAGTAATTTTTAATAGGTTGCCTGATCCAGGCGGATATTCTACAACTAATCCTTCTATAGGAGATTGAAAATTTTGCAGTAGTGTGTCTATACTATTAGAGTGTTTTGCTATTTCACGTGCAAGAAAATCTTTTCTATTTTGAGTATACTCATCCTGATATTGATGTATCTTACCTATTAAATCAGACACTCTTTTAGTTATTCTCTGAGCTTCTTTTTTACTATCGAGAACTAATATAGATGTAAGGTCCTTTAGAACAACTATTGAGAGATCTGTCACTGCTCGTTGAATGGGTTCTGTAATACGAGCATGAGTCTTCCTGATCTCTGTCTGCGTTAAGTACTTAGATACTAGCGGTTTTAGGGTAGGGCCAACATACTTCTTAAAGTCATTTAAGTTAACATTTTCTTTTCCTACTACAACTTTGCTTGCAGTACCAGCTGCATCATCAGGCATACCAGCCTGAATGAGCTCTTCGTAGACTTTTTTCTCTATAAAATCCCCAATAGTACTATGGTTGTCTAATCCTGCTTTTGATATTAAATCATCTATAGCAGATGTAAATTTATCGTACGGTCCTTTAAGTCCTTCAAAGTTTGTAATCTTGTGTACGATAGGGCCTAAAATACGCCAATTAGATACCTCAGCTCGCAACTCCTGCGTCAATTGCAGAAACGTTTCGTTAGGCAGAGAATGCTTAGTACCATCATTATCAAATGCATACATACCATGTAATACTATATGGTTGCCCTTATATAGTATAACATTGGGGGCAATAGTGTGCATTATTTCAGCATTAACCCAGAGATCTCCTCTGTTGCCAAATATTTCACGTCTCTTTTCACTAGAGAGTCTTTGTAGTGCACTATAGATCTGAGTACCGCCGTCTGCAAATATTTTCTCAACAGTAGATCTACCTGCAAATTGCTCTCTTAAAGCTTTAAGTGTTATACCACCTTTCTTAATTTGACCTACATTGCGCGCAAAGCGTGGTTCTTGGGCTATATTATTCCAAGTAAAAAATATATTCTGCCCGTCTACTTTCTCTGTAACTCTATCTACCCGACCTGTGATGAGATTATGAAAGAAATCTTTAAGCTCAATAAATGTGAAGTCTAACCTCTCATAAACATAGTTCATGTGACCGTAGACTCCGCCTTCGCTGAGTAGATAATGTTTCTTAAAGCTATGCATACATTAAATTGTTTGAGAAAGTAAGCTCTTAAACTCTTTAAGTTTATCATCTACATTATTAGGAGTAATATCATATACAGATATATCAGCTCTATCCATCCCTCCTATATCGTTTATATTGGTAGTAAGAGCTGCTCTTGCTAAACTAACAAGGCTAGTATACTCATCAGGAGATATAAAATTTGTACTATTTTCGTCTTCTATTTCAGCAGGTATATATTTAATTTGAGTTAGAATACTCTTGAGCTCTTTATCTTGTAAAGCAGCTACAGCTTTTATAATAATTTCTTCTTGCTTTTTAACATCTCCCTGTACTACAGGCGCAGTACTCATAGCACGTAATTTATGTACGTACTCTGAATCTCCGTTAATAGTAGTTTTTAAACATAAACCTATTAACCTTGTTAATTGTAGCTTTTTCTGTGAAGTTAGAGCGGTAAGCTCTGGAGGCTTGGCATTACTCTTAGGGGGCGGGGTTGCAGCTCCTAAGTTAGGGGCAGGTGCATTAGCTCCAAGACCTGCAATAGTAGGGCCAGCAGCTCCGCCAAGAAAGCCTGCACCTCCGGTTGGCGGCACAGCTGCACCACCTATACCCTCTACACCATCTGCTTCCTTAATAAGTTGCTTAAAAAGTTTATCGAAATATTTCATACAAATATTTATAGGTACTTACTTGTAATTACAGTTATCTGATCTAGCAAATATCCTTTTGGATTTGTTAGTGTTTGCACTCCTTCAAATTCTGCTTCAAATAACTTATCCTCTACTTCAACAAAATAAGAAGAGTATTCTTTGCAATTAAGACTGTGCAAAAGCTTGCTAATTGTATTTTTTATTGCTCTTTGTTTAAAGAACTCATATATTACTAGTTCATTAACACACTTAAGATTTATAAAGAAGATTATCTTGTATACACTAGTACTGTTGTGAGTACAGTGATCATTTACATCAGCGATAGCTGCAGCAAAGCTTTGTTTAATACAAGAAGTAAAAATATTACGTAATTTATATTGACTAGATTTTTTAAGATCTAATTTATGTACGTAGTCTGCAAAACATATACATGCATTGTTAATGCATATATCTCCGTTTACAACTGCAATATTATGTTTAGGTATTATATAGGTTTGCATTACTAGGTGTTGTCTAGTATTGCATCTTCAATAATTTTTTCAATCTTTTCAAGCGGTAATTTAGAGTAATTCTCTCTCAAAGTATGTACAAGGCCTTGTACGAAGTAGTTTACATCCTTCTTGAGAAGAAGGGCAGTTTCATATTCTTCTACAGACTCTTCTGTACAGCTTGTATTGTTATTTTCTGATTCACTCAATATTGATAAAGAGTTTCTTATCATATCTGCTTGCGCAGGTATGAATCTCCTCAAGTGAAAGAGGGCTTTACTAAGAGGGCTAACAAGATTACATTCATGTATGTTATGAGGTACTCTGATTTGTTTGCCACTCTCATCAACTAGACCTAGCTTATAGGCTTCGCTGTTTAAGGTGTCATCAAGCAATCTATCTGTAATATAGCTAAGCTCGACTGTCTTTCTCGCCGTTTCTTTAATAGAAGTACTCACATCAACTCCGTGTATATGCATATTATTGTGTGGGTTATATATACATCCTGATCCATATGAAAGAGAACCACAATATATACATCTACTCGGGTCGTCGCTGTGAATGTGTCTGTTATGAGTAGAGTATATACAGCCTGTACCGTAGGCGGTAGATCCACAATACATACACTTACTTACAAAAGCTTCATCTATATTTTCTTCAGCTTTAGAGCTGAATGTATTATTCTTTCTCATATTTTTACTTTGCCTACTCTTAAATTAATTATACCATTATAATAGTCTTCTCTTAAAAGAGCGTCTTTATCAAATTGTTCCTTAGCTTCGAAATATGCTAATTGACTTTTATTTTCACAAAAACGAATAATTTCAAACTTAAACTTAGTTATACCTAAATCCTGGATATCTTTATTTAGTTCATTAGATGAGCTTGTATAACTCTTCCAGTCTGTTTCTACAATCTCAATTCTCTTATTCTTTTTACCCTTAAGTGGAGGTCTCTTACGCTTTGTTAATATCTGTTTCTTTCCTATATATTTTTTGTTTGTATGAGTATTAGTTATCTCATAAACAAAGCCGTACGGGTTGTCGACTATAGAGACTCCTTCTCTTAACTTCCAATGTCCTAGATCTAACATCAAAATAATTACATACTCTGATTTAGATTTCTACGATGCAGCTGCATACCCTTAGCTTTGCGCTTCTTTATCTTTCTAGCCCCTAGAATAATAGAAGCAGGCTCAATTGGTCTATTATCATTAGGATTGTACTCTCCTGCAGGTCCAAGAGTATTAGATAGTGTAGTTTCTAGAATAGAGCTAACAAGCTTGTTAAATTTTGACATAAAGTTAGTAGATTTTTATATATAGTTATTTATTATAATCTTTATGGAATTACTAGAAAAGTATCAACTTGAACTTGCTCAGGATGTAAGAGTAGATGAGATTAATCTCACGGATACTGCGTATAAGCTTCCTGCGCTAAAACATAAGTGGGTAGCGCGTCTAATCAACGCAAAGATTGAACTGAACAAGTTAGAAAAGCAAAGATCTTCTCTAAAAGAAAGTGTACTTAACAAATTGCAGCAATCAACAGAAGGTAGATTATCCAAGATTGCTCTATCTAAATCTGTAGATGATTCGGACGAATTTATTGATTTTAAGAAAAAATTAGATGATAGAATTGAAGAAAACAAAATGATTATTTTGTATCTTGAAAAAGCTGAAAATATTTTTAAAAACATGACTTACGATCTTAAAAATATAATCGACTTAAATAAGCTTGAAACTACGTGATAAAATTCTTACCACACAAGAATACAAATTATGGTACGCTTACTGGAGATGAACTCTCTCTTATTAGAGAACATTTTTCATGTCCAAATCCTTCTTTCAGATTAAA